ACAGGAATATAACAGTAAAGCTAATTCTGCATTAACTGCTTTAAAGAAGCACACTAACTATGGGCTAGAATTTGAAAGAACAGAGATGCGGTACGAGAAAGTTAAGTCAAGTCTAAAGAAAGGCATTAAATTATTGATTGTCAGTAAGAATGAATTCTTGCCATACGAAAAGATAGCAAAAGATTTAGATGTTACGTTGTACTCTAGTCAGAAAAGTTACCTTGGTGTAAGACAGGTCATGGACGAAGGTTTAAATATCTCCATAACAATACCTGATGATGATTTTGAAATAAAGAAGAAGACAAAGATAACAGTTCATGAAGTAATGCCGTCATTGTTTAGCGTGCTACAGGCTAAGTTCGTCAAGAAGGTAGCCAAGTTCACACAGCCAAAGATTTGCTATACAGTAAACAGTGGAAAAACTATCTTGGGAGCGTTCGGCTTTGACTATTCCAAAGACAAGGGTTATAGTCTATGGTTATTGAGTGACTTCTGTACGAATAATAACGTACCTATGTTAAGTAAGTTCATCTTGTATGTGATTAGAACACGAGAAGTTAAAAAGATGATTGAGAGGAAGTTAGTCAACAGAGTATCAAGAGGTTATACGAAAGTTTATACCACAATGCCAGTAAGTATGAAATACAGGGGTGCGTTTAAGAAAGTCGGTGGAGATGGAAAGATACTTGTTTATGATTTTGCGTTCGGTAGTATTAGGCACATGTCAGAGGCAAAGCAAGAATACTTTAAAAAGGTTAATAAATGAATAACAAGTGGAAAGTAAAAGAAGTTGATATTAAGGATATTGAAGGCACAGAGATAAACGCCAACAGTATGACCAAGAAGAATTTCACCAAGCTATGCAAGAACATTGAGAAGAGTGGATTATCATCAATGATTGCTTGTTATTTAAGAAAGGATGGTAAGTATGTAATCATAAGTGGTAATCATAGATACAAAGCTTGTGTTACTCTAGGTTATAGTAAGCTACATATTCTGTATGCTGAAGAAAAAGAATTAAGTAAAGACGAGATAGTAGCATTACAATTAAGCCACAACACTCTTCATGGTGAAGATGATAAAGGAATACTGAAGCGTTTATTTGATGAGATTGATAATATCGATTGGAAAGAAGTGGCTCATATCTCAGTAGATGATTTAGCAGTAGAAGATATGTTTAGTGGTTCAATTGTTCCAGTATCTGAACACTATCGAGTAGGGTTAGTTCTATATCGCAAGGATATGGATTTAATAGATGAATTATTAGAAATAGTCAAAGAAGAAAAGGATGCCTCAGACATGGTTATCTTGGCAGACGGTGATAAGATAGAAGATGACTTCCTTGATACAATTACTCAAGTAAAGACTGAGTTTGAGATTAAAAGCGTATCAATAGCATTCGGTAAAATACTTGAATTAGCTAAGGAGGCTTTAAGTACAAAGGTGACAGAAAACGACAAAAAGGAAAAGTAGATGAAATTCTCTAAAGAAAAGACAGTTGAAGTGTTTAAAAAGAAGGGTTGTAACGTATCAGCAACATGTAGTGCGTTGGGTATATCAAGAAACACTTTTTACAAAGAAAGAAAGAAAAATTCAGATTTCAAACAAGAGTTGATAGATGCTGAAGAGGCTGTTATTGATAATGTAGAAACAAAGCTATTGTCAAAGATAAATGACGGTGATACAACTTGTATGATTTTCTTCTTAAAGACAAAGGGTAAGAAGCGTGGATATATCGAGAGGCAAGAGGTTGAAATGGATATTGACGGCACAATGGACTTGACAGTTCAGTTCATTGAGTAAATTAGTAAAAATTCCCAAACCGTTCAAACCGTTATTTAAACCAAAGAGATATAAGGTTTATTACGGAGGACGAGGTGGTGCAAAATCATGGAGTTTTGCACTTTGTCTATTAATCATAGGCGCAAGAAAAAAAACCCGTGTTTTATGCACTAGGGAAGTTCAGTCATCAATGAGAGAGTCAGTACATAAGTTGCTCACGACCTGTATTGAGATATTAGGTTATGAAAGATTTTATCAAGTAACTAGAGACGCAATAATTGGCAAGAATGGCAGTGAGTTTATCTTTCATGGAATACGTCATGACCCAATGCAAATTAAGTCGCTTGAGGGTGTTGATATTTGTTGGGTGGAAGAGGCTCAAAAAGTCAGTAACGAAAGTTGGGATATATTGATTCCAACTGTTCGTAAGGCTAAAAGTGAAATATGGATTTCATTCAATCCAAGCCTAGAAACAGACCCAACATATGACAGGTTTGTTGCTCCTGATAGAGAAGACACTCTTAAAGTGAAGATAAATTACGACCAGAACCCGTATTTCTCAGACGAACTAAGAGCTGAAGCGGAATATCTAAAAGAGCTAGACTATAACGAGTATTTACACATTTGGGAAGGAGAGTGTAAGACATACTCAGCCTCTCAGATATTCAAGAATAAGTACACTGTTGAAGACTTTGATGCTCCGCCTGAAGCTGTGTTTTATTATGGATTAGACTGGGGCTTTTCACAAGACCCTACAGTAATTATTAGATGTTTTATTAATGACCAATGTTTGTATATTGATTATGATGCTGGTGGAAGGCAAATTGAATTAGATAACACATACAGGCTAATTGATGCCATACCTGACGCAAAACAATATACAATAAGGGCGGACTCGGCACGACCTGAAAGTATTAGTTTTGTCAGAAGACAGGGCTATAAGATAGAATCAGTTCATAAGTGGGGTGGAAGTGTTGAAGATGGAGTGGAATTTATTAGAAGCTTTAGAAATGTATTTATTCACACTAGATGTACGGAAACAGCAGGAGAGTTCGCAAAGTATAGTTATAAGATTGATAGAGTGACAGGAGATGTGTTGCCACAGATTGTAGATAATCATAACCATTACATAGACGCTCTCAGATACGCATTACAACCAATGATTAAACAAAAAGGAAAACCGAAACTTGCAAGAGTTGTAGGAATTTAAGGAGCAAAACATGGGAATCGAATCAAAACATCCGTATTACACAGAAGCGGCACAACAGTGGTCACGTATTAGGGATTCATACAAGGGCAGTGATGCTATTAAGAAACAAGGTCAAGCCTATCTACCTAAGCTAAGTGGTCAGGATAAAGACCAGTATGAAGCTTATAAATTAAGAGCTATGTATTACAACGGTATTGAGAGAACAGTAAAAGGTTTAATCGGTGCTGTGATGAGAATCGAACCTATTGTTGAAGCCCCTGATAAAGTTAAAGCTTGGTTAGATGATATTACTGGAACAGGTATAGCATTCAATGATTTTGTTTCTTACTTACTTAGTGAGCAATTACTAATGGGAAGACAAGGAATCTTAGTTGATAGAAGCGAAGAGCGTCCTTACTTGACAGGTTATTGCACAGAGCAAGTAACCAACTGGATTGATGACGCTGTTGTCCTACAAGAGACATACAGAAAGATTGACCCTAAAGACCCGTATATGTCTGAGTACGATGTTCAATACAGAGAGCTTACAAAAGACGAAGATGGTAATTACGTTGTTCGTATTTGGAGAGATAACAAAGGTTGGGCAGTTTGGCAAGAGATTTACCCTACACAAAGGGGTGATGCGCTAGATGGTATTCCGTTCATTGCTATGAGTGGTGAAGGTTTCAATTTCGAGCCAGTAACATCTTCTATGTTAGCTTTAGCAGATACAAGTTTATCTCTATACAGAACATCAGCAGACTTAGAGCATGGTCGTCATTTCACAGCATTACCTACGCCGTACGTTACAGGTATTGATGCCGATAGCGAATTAAGAATCGGTTCGGGTGAAGCATGGATTCTACCTGATACTGGAAGTAGCGCAGGCTACCTAGAATTTAGTGGTCAAGGTCTTCAGGCTTTAGAAAAGGCTATGGAAGAGAAGCGCTCTATGATGGCAAGTCTAGGCGCGCAGTTATTACAATCTCAGAAGGCAGGTGTTGAAGCTGCAGACTCAGTTAGACTAAGACAGAATGCTGAAGCATCTACATTGGTTACTACAGTTAAAGCTGTAGAGAGAGCGATTACCCATGCCCTAGAGGTTATGGCTGAATGGGATGGTATTCAAGGCGAGATTAAAGTAACACTTAATACTGACTTCGTTGATACCAAGATTGATTCAACAGACATGACTTCACTTATGGGTGCTTGGCAGTCGGGTGGTATTAGTCATGAAACATTCTTATGGAATATGAAGAGAGGCGAGATACTTCCACCTGATACTTCTATTGAAGATGAGAAAAGTCTAATTGATGTTGACCCTATGCTAAATGTCTAAAACGGTAAATGAGAAAGTCAAAGATGAAATTATAGGTCATTCGATTGACCTTAATCGTCTTGAGGTGCAAATGAAGCGAGATGTTATCAAGGAATTAAAAAGTCTTGAGGAAGAGTTAATTACACAATTACAAAAGTCTAATATCTTGAATGGTAAGCCGATGACAAGGTTTAAACAGAAACGATTACAGGTTCTACTTAAACAAACTAAAGAAACGATTCAAACAGTCTATAAGAAAGCCAAAGACTCTCTGACCGATGACTTAATCAAAGTGGCAGGCATATCTGAGGCTCAGACAGTAAGCGCTCTTAATACGTCAATAAAAGCAGAGTTACTTTCTACAGGATTAAGTAAACAAGCTCTAAAGTCTATAGCATCTCAGACACTTATTGAAGGCGCTCCCTCTAAGGAGTGGTGGTCAAGACGAGGCACAGCATTTAAAGATAAGTTCTCAGATACAGTGAGAAAAGGAATGTTGGCAGGTGATACAACTGATAGTGTGGTTAGGTCACTACGAGGCACAAGAGCTTTAAGATATAAAGACGGTGTACTTAACGGCAACTATAGAAGCGCCGAGGCATTAGTAAGAACCAGTATTCAAACAGTAGCCAATGAAGCGAGAATAGAAACATATCGCGAGAATGATGACTTGATTAAAGGTATTGAATGGTCAGCAACATTTGACAGTAGGACTTCTGAAATTTGCGCATCACTAGATGGCGCTCAGTGGGATTTGGATTACAATCCTATAGGTGGAAGTGGCGAACCCTTTCCTGGCTTTATTGCTCATTGGAATTGTCGCTCAACTACTGTAGCTATTGTTAAAAGCTGGAAAGAGTTAGGTGCTAAAGGAAAGTTCCAAGAAATTCCTAAAAGTACCAAAGCTTCTATGGATGGTCAAGTATCAGGAAAGAAGAATTACGAAGGTTGGCTTAAAGGGAAAGACAAGAAAACCCAAGAAGAAGTATTGGGAGTCGGTAAACGTAAACTATGGAAAGAGGGCAAGCTAGGCTTTAGTGATTTAGTTAGTGGCAGTGGAAAACCTTTGACACTTGAACAGTTACAAAGTAAAGTTGGAATTAAGACTGCAAAAGGTAGAAGCCCTATAACAATAGAAGGTTTCATAGCTCAGAATAAATCTGCAAAAAAGTTGAGGGATATTGAAAAAGGTTCTGCTGACTTGAACATGGGTAGTAATGGTGATGAAGTTCTAAATAAGTTGCAAGAGTCAAGAGGTTTTACAGGCTTGCCAAAAGTTGTATCTGAAAAGGAATTTAATAAGACACAAGGCTATATATGGGAAGGAGTTGATACAAGCCAAGGTAAAGGCAAGAAATCCGATATATTTTATAGGGGAGAAAGTAAGCTAAGCCATAAAGAGCAGTTTTTAACAGGCGAGTATAGAACGGGTAGTGGTGTCTTTGGTAATGGAACGTATGGTCACCCGCAATATGATTATGCGATTGGCTATGCGAATTTTGAAAAAGCAAACATGATAACAATGAAGTTGGCAAAAGATGCTAAGGTTGCAGATACATTTGACATCCTTAAAGAAGCGAGAAAGATATACAAGCTTCAAAAAGAAACCGCTATTGTTAACGAGGGATTAATAGCCGCAGGAAAGATGACAGTAAAGGAGTCCGAGAATATTCTTAAACACTTGCATTCAATGCAAGACCCAGGAAGAATTGCAACAATGTTAGGCTATGATGCTATATACGTTGATACTGTGGGCGAGATAATTGTTCTAAATAGGTCTAAATTGGTGGTGTTAAAATGATTAAAGTAGACGAAAGTAGGAAAATGGCAATGGTTACAAATTCTAATCCTGTGTTTCTTGCCATGTCCATGGAAAGCCAAACAAAGTTACGCTTGAGGATTGGAAGGGATATAACCACAGCAAAACAACTTAGAAAAGAGCTTGACAAATAAACTTTCATTTTTGTGAGGTTTTCTATAAAATACACATTGTCAGTGACAATTTAATAATTATTCGGAGAATAAAATGAGCGACCCAAAGACATACACAGAAGAAGAATTCCTAGACCTACAAACTAAGTCAGAAGAGACCAAGACAAAGTTAGACGAGTTTCGTTCCAACAATGTAAAACTACTAAAAGACATGGATGCGTTAAACGCTAAATTTGATGGTATCGATTTAGATAATTACAATGAAATGATTAAGCTACAACAAGAGCAGAAAGATAAGACTCTTATTGATGCAGGTAAGATAGACGAATTACTAGAAGAGCGTACTAAAGCTATGGTGAAGACTCATGGCGATGATATGGACAAACTAACTAATGAGAACACTGTATTGAACAGTCAGTTAGCAGGATTAGTTATTGATAGTGCAGTTAGAGACTCAGCAGTTAAATCAGGAGTTGTAGATACAGCTATTGATGATATTCTTTTACGCTCTAAAGCAGTATTCAAATTAACAGAAGGTCAAGCTATTCCACATGACAATGACGGAAATGTTATTTACGGCAGTTCTTCAGCAGAACCTATGACAGTAGAAGAGTGGGTTAAAGGTCAGCAAGACTTAGCGCCACATTTGTTCAAGTCTTCACAAGGTGGTGGCTCAGAACATGGAAAAGGATTTAACGGTGTGAAGAGTGAAAACTTAACAGCCTTAGAAAAATTGCAAGTGGGATTTGCTAAATAAACCCTCTAGATAAAAACCTCCATGTTTTTGCCCTCTTTAGCTAGAGGGTTTTTTTGTTCAAAATTTGACATATTGTTTCAAGATATGTTATATTAGCGCTAACCGTCATAGAATGGCGACAAACCCTACATAGAACCCGTGGTGATATAGTAGCAGAATATTTTTTTTCCTGCCCTATAAAACTTATTAACGGGCAATATATAGGAGATTCCATTATGGCATCTGTAACTCTTGCTGAATCAGCAAAACTATCACAGGACATGCTTGTAGCTGGCGTTATTGAAAACGTCATTACAGTAAATCCTTTTTATGACATCTTACCGTTTCAATCAATTGACGGTAACGCATTATCTTACAACCGTGAGAACGCATTAGGCGCAGCGGAATGGACAGGCGTAGGCTCTACAATCTCTGCAGGTAAAGCGGCAGCGACTTTTAACACTGTAACATCTACGTTGACAACATTAGTTGGTGACGCTGAAGTAAACGGTTTAATCCAAGCCACACGTTCAAACATTACTGACCAGAAAGCAGCACAAGTTGCTTCTAAGGCTAAGTCAATTGGTCGTGCTTATCAAGATAAACTAATCAATGGTGCTGGTTCAAGTAACCAAATCACAGG